CCGTGACAGAGATTGAACGCTACTTCCTTATCATCGGTCCGGCGTCCAAAAACGTCGGCCAGTTCATCCCGCTGAACACCGACAGCGATCTGGACAATACCCTGGGCGTAGCACCCAGCGATCTGAAAACCCAAATCACCGCCGCTCGTCTCAACGGTGGCCAGCGCTGGGCCTGTGTGGCGGCTCCGATCGGCGCCGAAGGCGACTGGGCCGACGCATTGGAAAAAGCCCAGCATTCGGGGTTTTCAGTCGAAGCGGTGGTGATTACCAAGCCGGTGGCAACTGCCGCTGAGCTGTCGGCCATGCATGACGCGGCTATTGCGCTGAACAACACCTACGGCCGGCGTGTGTTTGTGATGGCGTCCACTGCCGGCATCACTGCCGAACAGACTTGGGCGCAGTACGTGAGCGATCAAAAGGAGCTGGTGTCTGGTCTGGCAGCACCGCGTGTCCTGGTCGTGCCGCAACTGCACGGCAATGACGTGGGCGTTTTGGCCGGTCGCCTGGCGAACTCGTCGGTGAGCATTGCTGACAGTCCGATGCGCGTCGCCACCGGTGCCGTTCTCGGCCTTGGCCCCGTGCCAATCGATACCGACAAGCTGCCCTTGCCGTCAGCCGTGCGCAGTGAGCTGGACCGGGCACGACTCTCGGTTTCGCAGACCTATCCCGATTACCCGGGCGTGTACTGGGGCGACGGCAACATGTTGGACGCCCCAAGCAGTGACTTCCAGGTTGTTGAATACCTGCGCATCACCGACAAGGCGGCGCGCCAGGTCCGCGTGCTGCTGATCCGCCGTGTGGCCGATCGCCGCCTGAACAGCACGCCCAACAGCATGGCGGTCAACACCAACCAACTGATGGCGCCCCTGCGTGCCATGGCCAAGTCCACCACCTTTAACGGTGAAGTGTTCCCCGGCGACATCGAGACGCCGAAAGACGGTGACCTGGTGCTGAACTGGCTCAGCAAAACCAAGGTCGTGGCCTACATCAAGCTCAAACCCCTCAACTGCCCGAAAGACCTCACGGCGAACATCGCCCTGGATCTTTCCAACGACAAATCGGAGTAACGCCCAATGGCAAAGATTGGCGGCAAAAACTTTGACGTGAGCCTGGGCGACCTGTCGCTGCACGTCGAGAGCTGCACCCTGGACATCACCGACAACTCGGCCGTGGCGCAAACCCGGGGCGTGCCGGACGGCTTCGTGGAGGGCGATGTCGCCGCTGCCGGCGAATTCGAACTGGATACCACCAACTTTAACTTGCTGATCGACGCGGCTCGATCCGCTGGCAGCTTCCGATCCCTGAAACCGTTTGACGTGGTGTTCTTCGCCAAGGCCGGTGAAGACGAGGAACTGCGCGTCGAGGCCTTCGGCTGCAAGGTGAAGATTTCCAGCTTGCTGGGGATCGATCCGAAGGGCGGCGAAAAGAGCAAACACAAGGTGCCGTATGAGGTCACCAGCCCGGATTTCGTCCGCATTAACGGCGTGCCATACCTCGACACTACCGAGATCGAGGGGCTTCGCTAATGGGGGATTGGTTCGAACAGGCCTCGGCGCTGGAGCTGCTGGAGCGCGAGCACGCAATCACGGCTCAACGTGCGCGGCCGCGCCCCTCGGGACCAAGCCGCATTCATTGCCTGGACTGTGAAAAACCAATCCCCGAACTGCGCCGCGCCCTGGGCGGGATTCTGCGCTGTACACCCTGCGAATCCATCTCCGAGCGGAGTAACCACCGATGACAACTCAACTCGTCGAGCCGGCATCGGACGCGGCACGCCTTGGGCAGCTTGAACGACAAGTGGCCGTGATCGAACACCGGTTGGGTGACATTGAGGTGCGCCACGGCACCGTGCCTACGCGCGTCACCAAGCTGGAGCAACAGTTTGAACACCTGGCAGGCCAGCTTTCGGAACTCAACATCGGCCAGCGTGCGCTGACCGTGGCGGTCAACGTGATCGGTTCAAAGGTCGGCAAGCTGCTGACCCTCCTGACGTTGGTCGGCGCCGCCCTACAAATGATCGTGCCGGCACTACTGCGAGCGTGGTTCCCATGAGCCTGCGCGGCAAGATCCAAGCCGGTGCGATCGCGCTGGTCAGCGCTTCCATGGTGGCGTTTCTCGGCACCTGGGAAGGCCAAGGCCAGAACGTCGTTTACGCGGACAAGCTGGCCCGTGGACTGCCGACGGTATGCAAAGGCATCACCCGTTACACCAGCCCGTTGCCTGTGGTGGTCGGTGACTACTGGTCTCCCGATCGATGCGACCAGGTCGAGCAACTGGTGATCCATAAAGGACAACTGCAGCTCGCCGATTGCATCACCAATCAACAGGTGGGGCAGAACACATTCGACGCCCTGAGCAGCCATTCGCACAACGTCGGCGTGCACAGCACCTGCGCCAGTCGAGCCGTGGGCCTGATCAACGCCGGCCGTATCGCCGAGGGCTGCAAGGCCCTGGCTTGGGCGCCCGATGGCAAGACACCCGTGTGGGCCTTTGTCACCAATGCCCAGGGCAAAAAAGAGTTCGTCCGGGGCCTGCATGCGCGGCGATTAGCGGAAGCGGATCTGTGCAAGGCGGGCTTGTGATGCCGCGTGATGCCTTGTTTTTCCTGGTGGTGTGTGGGGTGGCCTGGTTCGGTTTTGACCTGTTGGAAGGTCAGCGTGACACCGCCCGCCTTGAGCGCGACAGCGCGCTCGCCGAAGTGAATGGCCTACGTGAAGCGGCCCGAATCAGCGGCGAGATGCTGGCCGATCGCGATGCCATCGATCTTGAACGAACCACGGAACTGAACCATGCACGTACTGAAAACGAAGGCCTGCGCCGTGCTGTTGACGATGGCAATAAGCGGCTGTGGATCAAAGCCGCCTGTCCCGCCGCAGTGCCCACCAACACCGGCGCCGTCGGCCTGGCTGATGCAGGCACCGCCGAACTCGCAACAGACGCTCGATCGGATTATTTCACCCTCAGAGATCAGCTTGCCCTGAGCAAGCAAATGATCCTGGGCTTGCAGCAACACGTCCTCAAGGTCTGCCGGCGTTAATCGGTGCACCTGGACAACCCATTTTTCCAACCTCAACAAGAGAGACACCGCATGAACGAGCAAAACGCAGAAATCACCCTGGAAATCGGCGAACAGGAATTCACGTTCACCCTGACCCCGGCGGACGTCACCAAGTACTTCAACGCCATCACCACGACCAACAAGGTCGCCCCGGGCAACAACTTGCTGATGACCACCGTGAAGCAGGACGAACGCGCCACCTTGAAACCGCTGCTGGGTAACCCGGTGATGGTGATGCAGCTCGCCGGCGCACTCCTCGAGGAGTACGGCCCGAAGGTTGAGGTGATCGTAAAAAAGCGCTCGGCCACGCTGAGCGCCTGACCGAAAACGGACTGGGCCAACTCGTGGCCCTGACGAACCGCTGGCTACCTGGCGCCGAGCCCACGATTGAAGCGATGGGCACGGCCAAGTGGCTGGAGGACGAATTCTGGAGACGCACGGAGATAGCCGTAGCTAACGGCATTTCTCTCGCGATGAACGGGTAACGACAGTGGCAGACCGTAGCGCCAGCCTGGCTTTCATCTTGAGCCTGACCGACAAGGTCACCGCGCCTCTGGGCAAGGTGAAAATGGGTTTTTCCGACCTTGCCGAACAGAGTGAAAAGAACATCAAGACGATGGGCCTTGGCTTGGCCGGTGTGACGGCGGCCGTGGTCGGAATACAGCAATCCATGGCGCCGGCGCTGGAGGTCAATCGCGCCCTGGGCGACGTCCGATCGCTGGGCGTGGCCGAAGACGCGTTGACCGCGCTCAACAGTAAGTCGCTGGAGTTCGCGGTGAACTACGGCGAGAACGCCCGGGAGTTCGTCGCCTCGGCGTACCAGATCGACGGCGCGATTAAAGGCCTGGTCGGCAGTCAGTTGGCCACGTTCACCAATGCCAGCAACCTGGTGGCCAAGGCCACCAAGACCGATGCAGCAACCATGGGCGAATACGTCGGTACGCTCTACAACTTGCAGAAGTCCCAGGCCGACGCCATGGGCAAAGGTGCGTGGGTCGAAAAGCTCGGTGGGCAGACGGCGCTGGCGGTTCAGTTGTTCCGCACCAGCGGCGCCGCCATGAAGGACGCATTCAAGGAAGCCGGCGCGATCGCCACCACGGCCGGCGTGGACCTGGCCGAACAGATGGCGGTGATCGGAACACTGAGCAGCACCATGGAAGGCGGCGATGCCGGCGGGCGCTACAAAGCGTTTTTCGAAAACGTCGGCGCCGCCTCAGACAAGCTCGGCATGCAGTTCACCGACTCGCAGGGCAAGTTGCTGCCGATGACCTCGATCCTGGACAAACTCCAGGGCAAGCTAGGCGACCTGACCAGCGCCTCGGCCGGGGCCAAGCTGGTGGAAGCCTTTGGCGGTGAAGGCGCTCAGGTGATTGGCGCACTGGCTAAGGACACCGGGCGCTTGCGCGACGGCCTCGATCAGTTGGGCAAAGTCCGCGGTCTGGAGAAGGCCGAGCAGATGGCTCAGGCGATGGTCGATCCGTGGCAGCAATGGGCGTCCCTGGTCGAAGTCATGCGCGTGGTGTTCGGCCAAGTGCTGATTCCGGTGCTGACGCCATTCATGAACAAGATGGTCGATATCGGCAAAACCCTGGTGCGCTGGTCGCAGCTGTTCCCCAACATCACCCGCATAATCGGCATCACCGCGCTGACCATCTTGACCATTATCGGTGCCATGTCCTTGCTGACTCTGGTGGTGGGGATCGCCCGGACCACGTGGCTGGGCTTGGTCACGGTCTGGAAAGTCGTGCAGATGCTGAACCTGCGTACCGCCGCCACTTTCGTTCTACAAAAGCTGGCCATCCTGGCCTATGTCGCGGTGATTGGTGTGCTGAGCGCGGGCCTGGCGATCATTCGCGGCGCCATGCTGCTGTGGCAGAGCGCTATCTGGCTGGTCAACTTTGCTCTGACCGCCAACCCGATCGGCGTCATCGTGATGGGCATTGCGGTGCTGGTCGCTCTGGTCATCGCCGCCGTTTATTACTGGGACGAATGGACCTCGGCCCTGATGAACACCGCCGCCTTCCAATGGGTCGCGGAAAAGTTCGAGGCGCTTTCGAAGTGGTTCAGCTCCATGGGCGGCTGGTCCAGCATGGCCCGCGCCGCGTGGGACAGCATCGTCAGCGTATTTCACAAGGCCGTTAACGGCCTGATCGAACTGATGAACAGCATTCCCGGGGTGAACATTGAAGCGCGTTTCGGCGGCCTGCCCGAGGTGCCCGGGATCGATGCCGCGAACGGTGCGGCCGACACGGCCATCGCCGCGCAGAAAGCCCAACAGACCATCAACGCCGCTATCCCCAGCCTTTCCCCTGCCGGCCCTTCAGCGGTGCCACCTGGTGGCCTGCTGACCAAAATCCAGAACAACAGCAGCAGCCAGAACAAGGGCGTGCATGTGGAAAACATCACCATTCAAAACAGCAAACCGATGAACCCGCTGGAGATGGAAAACATGGTTTCCATGGCGGTGGGCGGGTGAGCGAATACGTGGACCTTTTGATCGTCGATAACGACCTGGCGCTGGACCCGTCGCGTCAGCCCCTGCTGATCGATGACCGCGCCTGCATCGCCCAGGACATCGCTCACATGATCCGCGACAGCGGGCTGCTGGTCACGCTGGTGGCCGAGCGCGATCGGCTACGGCAACGCGACTGCATCCAGCAGCTGGAACTTTTGGTGGAGGACGACGAGCGCCTGGTGCCCGGTACGGCACGCATCACCCAACAGGAACCGGGCACGTACCTGGTGACAGCCAAAACCCTGAAATTCGGTTCGATTGAGGTAAGTCTGTGAGCGAGGTTGATTTTAAAAAGGTGATCGCCGACGCGGGCATCCCGACCACAGAGGCCGGTTTGAAAGCCGCGTGGGAAAAGGAAGTCGAAGCCCAAGGCGCCAAGGTGGCCAACACCAGCAGCTATTCGCCGTTCTGGCGGGTGATGACGGCCATGGTCACCAAGCCGGTGATGTGGTTGCTCGACTTCCTGTGCCTGACCGTGCTGCCAAACTTCTTTGTAAAGACGGCGGTGGACGCCTGGCTGGACATGCTCGCGTGGGCAGTCAACGTCGAGCGCAAGGGAGCCACGAAAGCCCGGGGCAAATTGCTGTTTACCCGGACCACGCCGGACGGCGTCATGGAGCTGGAAAAGGGCATTGTGGTGCAGTCGGCCGCGATCAACGGCAACGTCTACCAACTGATCTCTACAGCCGCCGCGACCTTTCAGCAGGGTCAGTTGCAGCTGGAAGTCCCGGTGGAAGCGATCGAGGCCGGCAGCGGCTTCAACCTGGCCCCGGGTTACTACGCGATCCTCCCGGTGCCGGTGCCTGGCATCGTCCAGGTCGCGAACAGCGACGGCTGGCTGGAATCACCGGGTGCGGATCCCGAGCCCAACGACCAACTGCGTCTGCGCGTGCGCAACCAGTTCTCGGCGGTGAACCAGTGGCACACCGACGCGGTGTATCGCGCCATGATTTCCGCCTTCCCGGGCGTGCGGCCGGATGGCGTGTACTTCGAACACGGCGCGCCCCGTGGTCCAGGCAGTGCCAACGCCTATGTGCTGTTTGATGCCGGTGTGCCGGCGGCCAGCTACCTGGAGCAAATCAACGCCCATATTCGTGACCAGGGCAATCATGGCCATGGCGATGACCTGCTGGCGATGGTGATGCCTGAGCTGCCCTACAGCATTGAGCTCGATCTCTGGCCACGCGCCAATCTGGACGTCGAAAAACTGGACACCCTCAAAACTGATGTGGAGCTGTTCATCCGTGCTGCGTTTCGTGAAAGCACAGAGAGTGATTACCAGCCGACGCTGACTTATCCACAGTCGCGCTTCAGCTTCAGTCGGCTCATCGAAGAGCTGCACGGTCGCTTTCCTGACATCAGCTCAATGAGGTTCAGCACGCCTGACATCCTCTCCGGACTGAACATTCCCCGGATTAAAGCGCTGACGGTGACGGCCCGATGATCAAACTCAAATTGCCGTTCTGGCTCGCCGGTAGCGAGCTTTCCAAACTGGTCGCGGCCGCACAGGCCTGGTGGGAAATCGTCGCCGGCTGGCTGCGTTGGCCTTACGCGCAGATCGATCCTGACAACTGCCACATGACCATCCTGGAACTGTGGGCCTGGCAACGCGACGTCACGCGCTTTAACGGCGAGCCCGAGGCCTTGTTTCGGCTGCGGGTGAAATACGCCTTCATCAACTCGGTGGACGCCGGCAGCACCGCTGGCATGAAGCGCATTTTCGAGCGCCTGGGTGTGGGCTACGTCGAGATCGAAGAGCGCCACCCCGATCGGGATTGGGACGTGGTGCTGCTCAAGTTCAGCAACGCGCAGCTGTCGCTCAATCCCGAATTGTTGCGTGTTCTGATCCAGCAATACGGCCGCACCTGCCGACGCTATGACTTTTTCACCATCACCCCCGTGGCGTTGCAAATCGCCTTGATCGACTTCAACGACGACCAGCAAACGCTGGTTGCCACCTTGTAGGAGCGCAACAGTGAGCGCCAGTATTACCTTGGCCGGAGAAAGCCAGATTGCCCTGAAGCAAAGCCAGAAAAAGCCGCTGATCATCAGCAAATTCCTCTTTGCCAATGTGCCGGGGTTGGACCCGGTAACGCCGATTGATCGCGCTGCCGGCAAACCACCGGCGGGGCAGATCGTCCAGGTCTACACCATCCCCAAAGAAAACGCCGGCTACGTGAACCCAAACCAGGTGGTGTACAGCGCACAGCTAGGGTCGGACATTGGTGACTGGGATTTCAACTGGGTCGGGCTGGAGGATGAAGACGGTCTGTTGTTTGCCGTGTCTTACGTCCCGTTGCAGCAGAAGCGCAAAAACATCCCGCCGTTGCAGATTGGCAACAACGTCACCCGTAACTTCCTCGTGGCGTTTGATGGGGCCATGCAGCTGACCGGCGTGAAGATTGACGCCAGCACTTGGCAGCATGACTTCACCGTGCGCCTGGCCGGCATCGATGAGCGCGGGCGCATGAGTACCCGCGAGACTTATGGTCGGGCGTGTTTTTTCGGTAGCGCTCTGACCTTTGAGAGAGTCGGCAGCGTGTTTCAACTCCGCCCAGGTGCGGCCTTCATCGAAGGCATTCGGGTGGCCCTGGATGAACCGCTTGTGGTCACCGGTGTTATCCCTGCGGGCAAAGTCTGGCTGGATGTCTGTCTTGAACGCCAATTAAACGACCGGGTGACCAGCTGGAAAGTGGTCTACGGCGAACAAGTGGATTACACCGACGCAGCGGGGGCGCTTCACTACTGCGAACCGGTCGCTAATTTCATCTCGACGAGTGAGATCGTCGACCTTCGTGCAATGGAGGCGATCAGTACCCCGCTGGTTAAACACTTCGCGGCAAGGGACGGGGACTATCCGACCCTGCGGGCCCGGGGGACGAAGAAGGAAGACGTAGGGCTGGGCAATCTGCCCAACGCCAAGAGCGACGACCCCACAACCAACAGCAGCGAGATCCTGGCCACCACCGCCGCGTTGAACCGTCTCAACCAACAGGTCAGCGATTCACTGGTGGGCATGGTGGCCAGTTTTGATATGCCCAGCGCGCCCCCGGGTTGGCTCAAGCGCAACGGCGCGAACGTGTCGCGCACCGCCTACGCCAAGTTGTTTGCGGTGCTCGGTACCCGTTACGGCGCCGGTGACGGCAGCACCACCTTCAACGTGGGCGACAGTCGCGGGCTGTTTACGCGTGGCCTGGATGACGGTCGCGGCATTGACCCGAACCGCGGACTGGGCTCAATGCAGGCTCCAGCAAACCTGACTCACACCCACGGAGGTGTCTCCGATGTTGCAGGCCATCACGCTCATTATTCGGCGGCAGGCAGTGGCGGTAACGTCACCGTGAATTACGGCAGTCAGATTGCTGTTGCACCGACCGGCAACACCACAACCGGTACCGGCGGCGCTCACCAGCACACCTTAACTATCTATGCCGATGGCGCTACCGAAGCGCGCCCGATCAACGAGGCGTTGCTGGTCTGCATCAAATATTGAGAGCCTTTATGAACACGAAAACCGTCTACCAAACCAATCACCTGGGCATTTTAGTCGGGCCAGTGACAGCGGATGAATCCCCTCTAGAGCCTGGTGTATTCCTGATTCCAGGGGGCTGCGTGACGACGCCACCGCCGACAGTACCGGAGCTCAAAGCCGCTTGGTGGAATGGCAAAGCCTGGCAGCTGCTCGACTACTTCGGTGGTGTGGTCGTCTACAGCATCGAGACCGGCGAACCGCGAACCCTTGGAGATTTCGAACCGGTGCCGGCCGGCTACACCCTGAAAAAGCCGGGGCCCAATCAAATCTGGAAGAACGGCGAATGGGTGGATGACATCAACGCCGTGCTGGCCGCGCTGCATCAGAAAAAGCTGGAGGCGAT